GGCTAGAATATTCTCTTGGTTCGGATCCTATATTTGTGCAAGAGATCGTCCTTTATGATATATATTTCCAACTTTTCTATGCCTTGGCCGAAAAGGAAAATTGTCAGGATATTAACTACATCATGGTTGACCTTAAATCGGACCAAAATTATTGTTATCAGGTACATCAAATTTATCCATCCTATCCAGCGGGACTTAAAATTTGGAAAATTAACAATATAGGTTCATTATACTATTTTAAAGGGGCCCATTTTTATTTCTTGAGGGGCTATTATCATCGGTTCTATCGATCAATCCTGGGAGATAATAAAAATTTTAGTATTTATTATCCGGCAACCTCACCAATAAAATATGATGATGTACCCCAATATAATGTTGTCCTGGTACATGAAAATCCATTATACCGAAAAATATTCCACAAGAGTAAACAGATTTTTTTCCATAAATTTGCCCCCGAATCCTTTGTGAACCTTCATCTGCCACGTGAATATCATGCATGTTTTATTGCCACAGAATCCCAGAATACTAAAAATCATCTACTTTTTATAGATTTGTTAAAATATTTAGAATCATCCCAAAAAAATAGGAAATTTATTTACGTAGGTAATAAAAAAGAAATAAATAATATTGCGAAAAGTTTTAAATATGTACATTTGAAAATATATCATCAGTGTAGTCGTCCTGAGATGGTCCGGATATATAATATGTCCAAGGTTAATCTTTTGTTTTCTGGTAGGGATGCCTTTCCGAGGGTAATTGTTGAATCAGGGGCTACCGGATGTTTTAATGTTTCGTTGGATACCTTAATGGATGGTAAAACATATTTTGATAATATTCTGGGCACACTAGTAGGTTCTAAAAATGTACGTATAATTAATACGGCTTCCTATTCTGTATCATATGTACCCGATAAAGAACTTTGGGAAAAAATAGACCAATATTTATTGCGAAAATATGACCATGATATGATTTCAATAGTCTGCAAAAAGAAATATAATCTGGATAATGTTGTCCATGCTATTTATCATGATTAGTTGTTCCTCATCTGATTACGCTCCTCAATGGCCGCAGAGAGAACGGAATGGGGGGTACCTTTTAATCTCATATAGGAATTGAGGGCGTTCGTGTCCTTGGGAAAGCAGGCACCACCATAGCTAATGAACCCATCGGTACCGGGTACCAATGTATGATACGGATGTATCCATCCGTTCAATAGCATGAGTTCCCGAACTTTTGGGTAATCTATGTTTAACTTTTGACAAAGAAAATATATTTCATTAAAATATTGTATTTTGACAGCATAGAATGAATTACAGGCCAGTTTAACCGTCTCCGATATTTCTGAGCTACAAATACTTATTAGGGCATTAGGATAATTTTTCTTATAAAAGAGGACAATCATGTCCAAAAAGTTTTGGGATAGTTTGGGGGTAGTACCCAATATGATATGATTTTGATTCTCGAAATCTTGGAGGGCCGTTCGTGCTTTTAAAAATTCTGGATTATGGATGATATTCAAAGAATATTTTTCGGAGAGAGATGTGGATGTGCCCGGTTCTACGGTACTCTTAAGGACGACCAATCCATTATAATGATTTTCTGAAAGTTTTTGGCAAACTTCATGGATGGATGATTTGTCATATTCGTCCATCTTTGGGTCGAACGGGGTGGGTAAACAAAGGAAAATTATATCCGTATCCAAAGTATCATTAAATTGTCCCCTATTCTGATATTTATCATAAACTTTGGGGTCCAGATTATGTTTTTTAAAACTTTGTAAAATAGCATTACCTACAACGCCTAATCCAATAATACCGATCTTCATTATAATACTATATATATTATATTCGATATTTTGGAACATAATATTTATTTATTTTTTGGAACAGAAATTTGTGAGATTAGTTCCTGGGCACGTTTTATCCAATTCTCATTATTTAGGGTAATCTGTCTAGCCTTTTCTCGGTCGATATGTTGTTCCTCTACTATTTTTCGGATGGCCAGAGCGTACATCTGGTCGCTCGCCATATAAGGTAGTATAATAGCGTTACCCGCATTCTTTACAACAAAAAGGTTGCCTATATTTTCTTCGCAGACTATAGGTAGTCCGGCCGAAGAATAGTCTAAAATTTTAGCATGTCCTTCCATTTGATGTCCCTTGTTGGGTCTCATATGGGAAAAATCTATGCCACAATGGGCATAAAACAGATAGCTATAGCCCTTATCATGATGGTAGGGATGATGTATAATTATATTGGTCGAATCGGCAAATACTTGGTCCCTTAATAGCCCCAAATGATGTACATTACGTGCCGACATCCTTTTTGTGGTACCCGGAAGATAAAAACTGGCCGGAAAAATATGGAGTTCATATTGGTCCCCCAAAATTTTCATAATATTGGACATATTGTTAAAAATCCTTCCATTGTCCGATTTAACCCTGCCAATATAGACGATTATATATTTGGTGACATCAAAATTTTTTCTAAGTTCTGGATGTTCCAGATAAATCCGTGGTAATAATGCTTTTCCATATGTTAGTTGTGCGACACTTTCGACACAATATTGATGTTTTAGATCATATGGATTTTGCATCACCTGGTCCCATTGGTCCCACTGGTCCCAGACGGCCATATTGGAGACAATAAGCATCTTTGGGGGAATACCCGCATTAATGGCCAGATTTTTTAACTCTTCGGTCTGTGATGAAATATAATCAATATGACTGATCACCCATGATTTAGGTTTTTTTAACCTTGCGAATATTTTTTTTTTATACCATAAAGGATTGTCCGAACGGACGATTATTTTGGGTCCAATACGTTTACTTTTGTTCTGGGAAATATATTCCCAAATAACAGGACTTTTGTCCCATATAGTGGGCATCATCATTTCCATGGAAAATATTAAAATGTGATAGTCATTAAGTGTTTTCAGATCGGATATATTTAGGTAACGAATATTATCCCGAACGCTCCCAGGACTATGGATCAAATAGTCAACCTGATGTCCTAAGCGTGCAAAAGCACGCGCTAAATAATAGCCTTTGGTCAGACCAAATTGGGTTCCTAAATTGATGTTTGGATTATTTAAATCTGCCACTATTAGAATTCTATACATATATAATTAGAGTTGATAATTAGAAATTATATTGGTACATAATATTATGATTATAATCCCATTAGGAGGATCTGGAGAACGCTTTAAGAAGTCAGGATATAGGATGCCCAAACCGTTGGTTAAAGTATTAGGTAAACCGATAATCTTCTGGCTGTTGGACCATCTAGGACCATCAAAATATCCGATCATGATACCCTATCACCCATTACTAGAGGAATATCAGTTCGAAGAATTATTGCGTAGGAGATATCCTCATATTGACTTTAGATTTTTTAAACTACCTATACCAACCAACGGACCTGTTGAAAGTATACTTTGGATTTTTCAAAAAAGTATGAACATTCCGGATCTTCCCGTCCTTTGTTTGGACGGGGACTCTTTTTATCGGAAAAATATCCTCGATTTATGGCATCATAATAATAGTATTTTTTATTTTGAGGACCCGGGAAATACTGCAGAATATTCTTTTTTAAGATGTGAAAAAGATGGACGGATCCTTGAGATCGTTGAAAAAAAACGTATCTCCCATCTGGCCTGTACCGGAGCCTATTCCTTTGCATCCTCCCGAAAACTTAAAGAATATTCCCAAAAGCTTCTCATGGATCATGAAGGTGAATGCTATCTTTCTATGGTCGTCCAACTTATGATCCAAGATGGACATCCATTTATGTCCCAAAAAATAGAATGTCAAGATTTCCAATGTTTAGGGACTCCTTTTTGGACCAAAATATTTTCCTACCAAAATATCGGCCATATTCCGGACGGACATTTCGTTTTTGATATAAAATGCCTTTTTGGATCCTTTCAAAAGCCCATAAGAACTCCTATAATGATGCTCATATATTTATACCGTCTGGGACATACTATTTCCATCTACCTCGATCCAAAAGAATATAGTCCAAAATTATTAGAAGAATATCAGATTCCCTATAACCATATTGTGACCAGACTTCCCGATACATATACGCATTATTTTGACCATGCTAATGATCTTGAGAGGGAGGTCGGAATTTATCCGATCCTAGAACGTCAGTTTAACCACCTTTATGATATGGGAGATTTTATCAAAAAGGTTTCACAGGATCTAACGGGAGAAATTTATTGGTACACACATATACCCCAAGAGATAGCCCATCTTTTTCCTAAAATGATCTCCTACATCAGGACCAATGAACAGGACGAAATCGTACTAGAAAAGATCAATGGCGTCCCTGTATCCAATCTTTGGATATATCAGGAGCTGACTATAGAACAATTTCAAAAATTGTTGGAAACTTTATCCCAAATACACCAAGTAAAGATAGATGGGGAAAAACAATCTATCTACCAAAATTATCAGCCTAAAATAATATCCAGGAGAAGAGGGTATAACTATCTTAAATTTCCGGAGGACGAACATATTTTTCCGAGCATCCTGGAAAAATTAGAAGAATATCAGAAGGGGGATTATGGGATTATTTCGGTTGTACATGGGGATCCAGTTTTTACCAATATTATACTAGATAGAATAAGGCTCAAATTTATAGATATGCGCGGACGTTTGGGCGAGACGCCCAGTATTCTGGGCGACCAACTCTATGACTGGGCCAAAATCTACCAGTCGCTGACTGGCTATGATGAAATAATGTACCAAAAATATGTTAGTTCGGACTATAAACGTAATTTTGTAGGTCATTTTAAAAAATATTTTATTACAAAATATGGGGAACGTAGATGGTATTATTTACACTATCTAACCGCCAGTCTTTACTATAGTCTGATACCTTTACATAATGATGAAAAATGTTCGGACTATTATAATATTATTTCTAGACTATTAATATAATGTCCCGGATACTTTTTGTAGATTCTCTTAGCATTGAGGATAATCCTATGTCCACCTGTTATATTCTTAAATGCCAAAAGATTAAAAATGATCCACGATTTTATTTTTATGATATCTATCAGGACCCTCCGCCCGATCCACGACAGTTTAGCAATGTTGTTTTAGGATGCCGTTCTGTCTATTTTTATAAACGTTATCGTAAAAATTTTGGCCAGATACTTTCCAAGAATAGAATAATTCTGGAAATTCCCCATAAGATGATGATACTCCAAGATATGCATCCTAAAACATACGGTAGCCATGAACAGTTGGTCCATTTTTTGAAGGAGAATAATATAGATATTATATTTACCTACTATCAATGTCCTGAGGCCCAAAAAATCAGGAAATTGGTCCCAAATGTAAAACATTATCATCTGCCCCATCATATGGATACAAAAATTTTTTATGATCGAAAACTTCCTAAAGATTATGATATTCTGCTCTATGGTTCAACACAAGTAAGACACTATAGATTCCGCAAACGGCTTTTTGATCTGATTTTGAAACATCAAGATATTTTTCGTATCTATCATATACCATGGCCGGACAAATATGATCCGCAGGTTTGTGAGGAGGGCCTGGCCAAACTGATCAACCGTTCCAAAATATGTATTAGTACGCGTAGTCGTTATGATTATCTTTTAGGAAAATATTTTGAGATAGGTATGTGTCGCTCCCTGATCGCCGGTGACATTCCTACCGATGGTACTTCTTTCTTGCGGGGAAGAATTCTCGAGCTCAGAGAGAACATGGACGATACAGAAATTATCCGATCTCTACAAAATGCCCTGGAACATTACGGTGATTATCAAACACATATGGATCACCTTTATGACCACCTTCATTCCCATTTTTCGTTGGACACTTACACTGAAGATCTTCTACGATTAATCAATCCTAGGATATAGAATCGATTAATCGTGCCCGGTCCGACATTTTATGTTTTGACCATACCAGCTGATATCCTTGCTGGCGTATCTGATTGATTACCGGACGATTTTTGGGGTCCAAAACATATTGTATACGCTCCCTAAGATTATGCGTGTCCACTGCCAAATAATTTTTACCCTCAATAAAACCTAATGCTTGCAACTGTTCCCTAATAGGGGCCTCATAGGCCAAAAGAAGTGCCCCGGATGCCGGTATTTCGAAAAATTTGGCCAACAAATAGGATTTATTGCTACAACATGTAAACCCAACTAAATAGCGCGAAAGATGTTCAATGTATTTATGCCCAATAATATCATGCCTTTGTTTCCGGTAGCCCATATGTGGCAAAATATCAATGGGATAATTATGGGTCATCTGAGAAACCTGATATCTGAAGGGATATATATTAGACTCTATTGTTCCGGAAAGTAATATTCTGGGTAAAGGATCAGGTTGATAGGGTACCCAAAATTCATCCCTGATGAAATGGGGTAGCCAGACGACCTTTTCTGCCACTTTAGGTACATCAGAAAAAACTCGTGGAAACAAATAGGCATAGGTGGCCAATATTCGGTCAAAATGGTTAATGATCTTCCTCCGGAAGATCGCTATACTCTTTTTCTGATGAATATCATCAAAATAGATCATTTTTAAAAATTGGGCCTCCATAATTTTATCCCAATTATTTTTGATCCAACTATTTACATTCCAAAAAAGTACTGTACTAAAATTATTGGACCAAAAATTATCCTTTTGTTCTAAAGAACGCCACCCTAATTTTTCAAGATGATCATAGGGTACCCTCCAACCTATATTAAAATACTCAGGGCTATTAGGTCCTATTTTATTACAAAGTATAGCCTTCATTTAATATTTTTAATATTTTTTTTTAGGTTGTCCGATCAAGAGCATACTCTTTATAGGATAGATTTTTGTTTAATATTTCTAATATTTTCTTCTCGGATTGGTCGATAATAGTATGATACTCGACCCATTTTTTTTCTATACTACTATAACTATCAGATTGTTCGGTCAGATAGGGCGCGCTTGTAATACATTTAAAATTATTAGAGATAAATTTATCAATAGCATACCATCGGCTTCTTATGGGACAAGTTTTGGCTATTTCATGTATTTTTTGATAAAACATTTCCATTTTTTTAATTACTTTGATTGATTTAGTATTATAGGCTATAAAATTGGTAGTGCCCCCACGATCATACGATACTAAACCCAACTTTTGGTCCAAAATCTGGAGAACATTTTCTACAAATGTTGGATTGCCCACAAAAATATCCCATTGGTCGGGATGTTCGGAGAGCCAATTATAAATTTTTTTCCATCTTTCTATGAAATCAGTATGAAAATAACAATCATCCTCGATAACCATCAGAATAGGAGCCTTATGATAATTTTCTAAAAACAAGGATATATGGCTCAGACTACATCCGATCCATCCAATCTGATGGGAAATAGCAGGATATCGGATCAAATTTGTTCCATATAAATTTTTGAACTGTAAACATATTTTTTCCCAACGATCTTTTCGTTCATCTAGATTGATACAATAAAAATCCATTATATATAATATCATAGAACATTATTAAATAAAAATTGCCTATTATGAACATAATTATAATCATGGCGAAATCCTCGCATCCATCAAAAATAATGGTAGTCCATCTGGCCGATGAAATAGTAAAAATTAGAAATGCACAAATCATTGTACTAACACCCCTAAACTATCATCCTAATTTTTATTATGTGCTATCCGTACACCAATTAATTGATACCCATAAAATAATTGATTTTATTATTGTAGGCCGCATATTTGACCAATATAGGAATACTAAAGATCTAATGAACCTTTTTAGTTCTAGTTTAAATTTTAGCCTACATATATTCGTACGTAAGATTTCTAAAAAAATATATAAAATGTGATTTAATTCCCGTAGTCCGTAAAAATCCTAAAGTTATTTTTCATCAGAATGTAAAAGCACAAGATTTAGAAAGATATTTAAAATCTGCAAAATTCATTCTACCTTTAGTAAAAAAAATGGACCCTATCATTGTGATCTATCATTAATTAATGATAATTAATTAATGGTATTGCACTGGCCTACAATTATTTATTACCTCCCACAAAAAAATATTTATCAGATTCCGGGATCATTAGTTTATGAAAATCCTATTATGAAGGTAGTTCCCAAGCCCTACAAATGTTGATGACAGAATATAGCAGAATGGTCAAACAACTTAGGGTTGACCGTGAAAAAAATTGTTAATAATAACATCCAAATAAAAAATATTAAAAAATAGTTTAATGAAATTAATCAAATTTGGTCATTATAAAATATAATCATTATTAAATGAAAATTGCCTATTATGAGCATAATTATTATCATAGTGAAATCCTTGCATGTTTTCTAGAATACTTTAAAAAATATGCCTGCCAGCTAACCGTTTATAATAATAGGGATCTATCACAATGGATTGTATACTATCGCCGATTTTATCATTTTGAAAGGAAACCTATTAAATTATTTTTTTCAGAATATACACAATATGACCATATCATTATTGGCTCTTTTGATGCAGAAACATCAGAAATAGTACATCCATCTAAGATAACCGTGGTCCATCTGGCCGGCGAAATAACCAAAGTAAAAAATGCACAGATCATAGTACTGACGCCCCTAAACTATCGCCATAATTTTTATTATATACTACCTGTACATCAATTTATCAATACTCATGCTAATAAAACGATTGATTTTATTATAATTGGACGTATACTAAATCATAATCGGAATACTAAAGATCTGATAAATCTTCTTAATTCTAATTTAAAATATAACCTACACATATTTATACGCTACAAGACTAATAAAAAATTCATAGAATCCAATCTAATTTCCATGATCCAGAAAAATCCTAATGTTGTTTTTCATCAGAATGTAAATGCACAAGATCTAGAAGGCTATCTAAAATCTGCAAAATTTATATTACCTTTAATAAGAAAAAATGGATCATACCATAATGATCGTTTAACGGGTAGTATTGCACTGGCATATAATTATTTACTACCACCCATTCTGGATAGAAAAACACAAAATATTTATCAGATTCCTGGATCATTAGTTTATGAGAATTCTATTATGGAGGTGATCCCACAAGCACTACAAATGTCGTCGTCAGAATATGCCAGAATGGTCGACCAGCTTAGAGTTGAACGGGAAAAAATCGTTAATAATAACGTCCAAATATTGGATAGATTATTTAAAAGATGAATTTTGTCAATCTAGGTTGGTACAATCTAGATTGACCAAAAACTATAAAAAATATAATATAATTTATTATTTAATGAAAATTGCCTATTATGAACCTAATTATTATCATAGTGAAATTCTTGCATCCTTTTTGGAATATTTTAAAAGATATCCCTGCCAGCTGACCATTTACTATAAAGAAGATTTATCACAATGGATAAAATACTATCGTCAATTTTATTATTTTAAAATAAAGGCTCTTAAATTATTTTTTTCAGAATACACACTATATGATCATATTATCATCGGCTCTTTCGATATAAGATCGTCCAAAATTACACATCATTCTAAAATAGTCATAGCCCATCTGGCTGTCGAAATAAAAAAAATCCGAAATGCCCATATTATTGTACTGACCCCTCTCATCTATCGTCCTAATTTTTATTATATATTACCTGTACATCGATTTATTGATACCTATACCCATAAGAAGATTGACTTTGTAATAGTAGGAAAAATATATAATGATTTTCGGGATGTCCAAGATCTGATAAATCTTCTTAATTCTAATTTTAAGTTTAGTCTACATATATTCGTACGTAAAATCGAAAAATTTATAGAATATGAACTAATTCCTATAATTCAAAAATATTCTAATGTTATTATCCATGAAAATGTAAATGCACAAGATTTAGAAGAATATCTAAAATCTACAAAATTTATTTTACCCTTTGTAAAAAAAAATGGGCCCTATCATAATGATCGTTTAACGGGTAGTATTGCACTGGCCTATAATTATTTACTACCACCTATTCTGGACAGAAAAACACAAAATATTTATCAGATTCCTGGATCATTAGTTTATGAGAATTCTATTATGGAGGTAATC